ATATGAGTTAAAACAATATGACCATGAGAGCCTGATGCCCTACTATTTTGATACCCACCATGTGTTGCTGTAAAATTACTTCCACTATCTGTAGAGTGCATTATTAAAACACCACTAGAATTTCTAGCTGTATCAGGTTCATAAAAAGCAAAACTTAATGTTACATTCCAAATGCCAGTTGAGGGAAATGTCCAATGACCACTTGATGCACTCATGCCACCATTTTTATTTGCAGTTCCATTAGAAGTTAATCTTGTCCAAACTAAATCTAAATCGTGGTTATTATTCTCTGTAATGTCTCCAGTATGGTAGTAAAATGTTTCTATTACACTATTAATTTCTGATGCACTACTTGACCCAGTACCACCATTAGCTACTGGAAGAACTCCACTTACTTTGCTAGTTAAATCTACTGCACCAGTACCAATCTTATTAGCAGTCACACTTCCATCAGTAGGAGTTGACACAGTACCTACATTGCCAAACACCCTGACAAAATCAATCGTATCTGAAGATGATAACGTAGCACCTACAGTTAAGACTGCACCATTCAAAGACATGGTTGAACTACCTTGGATAACACCATTGATACTGACTAGTAGATTGTTCACACTCTCAGGAGAAAAGTTTGCACCATTAAGCTGTAATGTATAGTCATCTGTTGCACTAGCTGTAAGACTATCTAGCTCTATAAACCTACCTGATGTTGGCTGATTACCTATGAATGGCATGGCTTACTCCGTTGGTTTCGTTGGAAAAGTAATGTTACTTAACTTATCATCTGTTGGTGTTTGACTTGTTATATCTCTCAATGCTTGTCTGTATGTTTTCCATTTAGCAGACATTGTTACATCAGAGTTACCCATATAATCTGTTTCAACTAGTAGAGCATCTCTTTGTCTTCGTAGGTCTGCCATACGTCTGTTAGGTGCATCATTATCCCATGCAGTATTTCTGTCATCATACTCTTTTTGTTCTGCATCAGTCATTTCTCGTAACTGACCATCAACCATTGTGTTTTTATTTGCCATGTTACTTCCTTAATCCGTATAATTTAACTGTGCCACTAGCTATATCTCCACCACTAAAACGAAACCTCAAACCATTTACAACTGATGCTCTATTAGCAACTGTCATTGTGCCAGTAAATGCATAACCCTCGTGATTTCCAGATGTATTAAAATGACTTACGAATCCTGATGAACAAAAAGGTTTAAGTATACTATTTGTGTTTTGATATGTTGCACTTATAGTTATTCCCTCTCCATCAGCATTTCCTGCACCTGCAGTATCAAATACGTTTAATACAGAATCTCCATTACTGTTAAAACCTCCTGATGAATAAGCAGCTCCAAGTACTTGAACTTCATATGCATAACTTGAAGAAGTTATTAGTGAACCACCAACATAAACTTCGCCATAAAAATATCTACCATCTAAAGTACCTAAAAAAGTAGCATCTAAATGGTAGCTATCGTAACTTCCATTGATGTATGTAGATGAAATGATATAATTAGCTGTAGAACTTGATATAGTGTCATTTAATAGCAAGTCCATGCCACTACCACTTACAGTTCCACTAAATGCATAGGTGTCTGCTAAGTTCATGGACTCAGCTTGTATTTTACTTAATGCCATTCTCTATGCTCCTATACTGTATATGAGTAGCCATATTTTATATTGGCAACTCCTAATCCATTAGTGGCTGTACTAGAAAATTTAAATCCAGTTATAGGTTTACTAGCACCTAAAGCATTATCTGCAATACTGTTTCCTGATACACCAGCAGTTGTATCTTTGCTCATACACCTTCCGTCCATTACCCACCTATTAGTTGATGGGTCAACTAGAAAACAATCTATTACTAAATTGTATGTGCCACCATAATATCCTATTGCCATAGCATTATTTTGGTTTGAATCTGTATTACCATTTGAATTAAAAGTACCATTACTATTAAAGCTAAATCCAGCAGCATATCCACCATCTGTATAGCCATCAGCAGATTTTATTCTAAAATGAAGATATCCATTTTGTTCATTTGACAATCCAGTCAAAAATATTTTTAAGGTTTTAGCACCACCACTTAATGCAGTTCCACTTAGATTAGTTTCAAATTCTGTTTGAGTACTACTACCACTTACAGATAAATTATTTACATATGTTGTAGTTGAGCCTACTGCATTTCCAGTACCACCATTAGCAACTGGCAATACACCAGTAACCTTAGATGTAAGGTCTACTGCACTACTAGCTATCTTGGCTGTGCTTACAGAACCATCAGGGGGAACAGTTGTTTGTACTGCTCTTGCTAAATAGATTACATAAATATCATCTGAACTTACAACACTACCAGTAAGGCTAACTGCTGTACCATTAGTGCTATATGCAGATACTGGCTCTTGTCTTACGTTATTTATATACAATGCTATGTCATTGGCATTAGCGACTGCATGAGTTAATGTAAGGCTTGTGCCACTAGCACCAGTTAAATCTTGCTTTATAAGACTTGTGAATGCTGTATCTGCTTGGTTTCCTATATATGCCATTATGTACTAATCGAATCCACTCTTGAAACCCATACATCTAAACTAGATGCTGTGCTTGATTGAAAAAACATTCTGTCTCCATTTTGTACCACCATCTTTGCACCACCATCTAACAGTTGTAGTGACGATCCACTTGGGATTGGTGCATCTTTTATTATGTAATGTACGTTAGATGAGGTTATAGTATTTCCCATTCCAGTATGTGCAGTACAATAATAATATAATGTTGTTGGAGTTGTTGACGTAGTTGTTAAAGTAAGAGTTGCACCTGCTTGACCTTGTGTTCCACTAGTGACAACATTAGTTGTATAACCTGAGCTGTTAGCACCATTAGCTTCTGTTGCTAAAGCAAAAACATGTGACCCACTACTTATCGTATTACTTGATAAATCAAATGTATATGTAAAACCTTTGTATATTGTTATAGCAGGTTTAGTTTGACCATCTATTAAAAAATTACTACCTGATACAGTAACTGCAAAATTAAAATCAGAGCCATAACTAAGAACACTTGAGGTCATAAAGCATGATGCCGTTATAGCATTGGCACTTGTGTTTGCCATGTTAATACCAATGATTGTGTCATCAGAATTAAAATCTGCACCACTAGGAATATCATCAGGTATTGTACCTATCCCAGTCAGTATATTACGTTCAAAATCTTGAGCCATATTTTACTCCCTTATAGAGCCACAGCCATTGCTGTAGCAAATCCCTTAGTTGATAATGTTGATGTGTCTACTGCTTCAATGGCTACCCAAGCAGAGCCATTATAAAATTTAATACTTTGACTAGTTGAATTGTAATATAAATCTCCTGCACTTACTGTACCACCACTAGGATCAGAAGAATGTGTGCCTTGATATACATTAGAAAAATCTGTGGCATTAGTTTCTGCTTGTTGTGCATAATACTTTGCAGAATACAATGTACCATCTACTGTACCTGCAGTATAAGTTGCCCAATCTTTAGCAGAATGTTTGCCAGTATTAGAACCTCTATCTATTGCTCCAACTGCATATCCTTTTGCAGAATATTCATCTCCAGTATTTACATGAACCGTTGCACTAGGATTAGTTCCACCACCTAATGCCCATTCTTTTGCTGAACCACTTACGTCAGTTACACCAGTACCACCTACAGCTTGTGCTTTTGCAGAAAAATCAGAAGTGCTTGGCACTACACCATCTACTTTAATTGCGTAGTTTTGTGCTTTAGTAGCATTATCAGAAGCATTATTAATGGCAGTCAAATTATTTGCAACTGTAGTTACATTACCATGTATATTCGCCACAGTAGATATATCGTTTGCTTTTGTATTTAAATTACTTAATGCATTAGTAGCAGTTGTGCCATCTTGTAGATGTGCCAATGTTGTAATGTCAGCTTGTATACTTGCTACTGTAGTAATGTTAGCTGATATTGTAGCAACAGTACCCGTATCAGCTACACTGCCTCCAATTTCAGCATCACCAGTTGATGCATTAAAAGCCAAATACTTACCCCTACGAGATGTATTGGTTGGTAGTGTTATTGAGGTTAAAGTATCTGTTGTTGGCAAACTTAATGCTCTAGCATTATTAGTTTCAAGTTGCTGCATAACTGCATAGATTTTATCTAAGTCAGTATTAAGACTAGATATATTAAAAGGTCCCGATGTAGCAAAGTCACTAATTCTTTCTATAGGAATGTCTCTTGTTATAGTAACTGTAGAACTAGTATATTGAGTGTTTAATATTATATTGCCACTTGAAAAACCATCGTCAACTGCAGTACCTGATACAGAAAAAGTATTAGCACCAGTACCCCTAGATATAGCCGTATCTACACCTGAACTATTTGTAATAGTAACATCAATGTCGTCTAAATTAAAAAATGGAAAATCAATAGGAAATGGTGTAACCCCAGCAGTGTTACCACTAGAGCCTATATTGTGTTGTATTCTTGCATCATTATCATTAATCGAAATAGTAGCCATAATATATACCTTTACTTATATTGCACCATCTTGTTAATTCACATCACTTTGCAGCCATTATTTCATCCCATATAGGATCTAGGTATGGCAAATTACCAGTTGGAGTTATAAATCTTGCACTTCTTAACGTTTTATCATCAGCTTCACCAGTAGCTATGTCTGTAGCAACACTTGCTGCAGTTGTTATATTACTTGCTGCAGGACCAAATAAAGCACCTGCTTTTGCACCAAATGGTAAATAACCTTGGCTTTTGCCCATAATAGGTCTTAGGCCTAATCTATAATCAGAAAGCTTTTCTACTGAGTTATTAACGTCTGTAAACCAACCAAGTATTCCACTGCGATCAATAGCATCAGTCATTAACTCTGAATATGTTTGTTCTTTATCAATACCATATTGTTTCTTTTTAAATTCATTAACTAATGAAGCCATACTTACAAGAACAAATGCTCCTTGCCAAAAAGAACTGTCTTTTTCTTGTAGACCTGATGTTAAAAGTCTTACAGTAGAACCTTGACCATAACCTTTAAACTGCGTGATTAAAGAACCCATTTCTGTTGAAGTCCATAAAGCTCTGTCACCAGCTCCTGGGGTAATAATAGTTCTGTCAACTGATTGATTTAATGCGTTTCTAAACTTCAAAACCATA